TTATCCACTCGGACGGTTACATCGTTCGACCCATTGTAGATTGCTCTACTGAACTGAATCGACGCGACCGTAGCGCCAAGCATTGCCAGTCTGGATCTCAGCTCCGCTTCCTTTGTGGCGACCCATTTCTGGTATTTCCGCACTTCCTTTATGGCATTACCGATACTTTCGTTGCTAAGTTCGATCTTGATATTAGGCACGTTTAGACACCTCACGCAGCGCAATCAAAAAACCGTTCTTACTGTCGGCCACTTTGATCACGACATAATTGTGAGGCTCACTCGTGTCTATCCCAAACCAAACTCGGCTACCCTCGTCCAGAGGGCAACTCGTGCCAGCATAGCTAACAGTTCTGCTATAGCCAGTCAGGGAACCGAAAACATTGATCGCCTCCTGACCCACGTTGGCACTCACGCTCACACGGAGTAGGGTAGGGGGGCCGTATACTTGCTTTACCTCCAGAGTATCGTTTCCGTATTCGTCCAGAATCGGCTCCGTACTCTGGGGGAGAGAATAATACAGCTCCCGCCAATTTCTCTGTAAACTACGCATTTCTTGTCACGCTCCCGCAATAAGGGGCAATCTGGGACAGAAGCCGGTTTACCGTGGGCCATGTGCGAGTGATACCGTTCTCGCTATGGGATGCCTGTCCCTCAGCACCTCTCTGGGTGTACAGTTCGATTGCGAGTTTAATCTGCAATCGCTCGTAACGGGAGGGAACCACCGCATCCTCGGGATAGCCAAACGGATACATCTTATTCAGAATCATCGATTCAGCCGCCATTAGCTCGAACTCCAGAACGGAGTCCTCTGCCACATCGGGAGCAATCCCCGCCGCCATAGCCATAATTTTGTCTGTGATGGTCATTGTTTCGCCCCCAAATTAGCATTTACCACAAGCGCTTTCGATGTAAATGCCGCCTTAATTCTCTCCATCCTAGCTTTCTGCTCCCGCTCTTTCCGCTCTCGAATTTCATCCATTGTGATCGGTTTCGGCTCAGAGGGGTACTTATACTTGGATTTGGAGAACATATTTCCTACAGTAGAAGCCAGAGCCTCCGCTGTGTAGATACCGTTTAACCACAGTTCCTCGTTCATCCGACGTTTTCGGATTTCCTCAGCTTTGCGGTACGCTTTCACAAGCGCCGGATCATCCACCCAGAACTGCTCGTAGGTCATTCCGAGCGCTAGGTAGTAGGGGAATACCCCCTCGAATAATTCCGTAAATGTGGACGCTTTTACTTGACCAGCGTCCAAGTCACGTTTCCCTCGCCGCTATCGTCAGTCAGCGTGGAAAGAGTTTCCGCATACATTTCCATGAGGGCCTGCATCAGACCGGTCTTATCGCCAATACCTTCGTAGATTTCGTCGATAACAGACCGCTTAGTACCCTTGCAGTTCTTAAAGAACGCGCCGGTAAACAGCAGGGGGATCATGGTCATAGGCTTAGAGGTGATTTCGTCCAGTACAAAACCCTGCGACTCCATCGTCTTGACGCTCTGCCGGTTGTACTCCAGCACATACTCTTTGTTTTCGTGATTCAGAACAATCTTGCTCATTTAGGCGTTCTCCTCAATTCTTTGATTTAATGTGAGGGTGGGGAGTAATCCCCACCCGAAGTTACTTAGGCGCTTGCCTTGGGAGTCACGGGAGTAGATGCCGCGACGTTAATGGTGAACTCCAGAACCTCGTCAACGCCCTTACCGGGAACGCCAACGGTGTGCTGACCCTGCCACTCGAAGCCGGAGCCATCGGAGAACTCCAGAACGTAGTACAGGGGCTTACCCTCGTCCGCATACACCGCATCGAACTCGGTCTTGGTGTAGTTGCAAGTGAAGGGGATAGAGTCACCGGAACGGATGCCGGGGATGTTGGTAACCTGATTGTCAGACAGGGTAGTGGTTTCCAGCAGATTAGGCTCACCGATCAGATCACCGAAATCCTTGATATCGACAACCTTTGCGACTGCTTCTGCGGATTCACCCCATTTCAGGGTTACACCATAGGAACTAATAGCCATTGTGCTTTACCTCCTTGTGATTTATCAGGCGTTCAGAGTGATCTTAACAGCCTTAGTAGCATCGGTCAGAGCCGCCAGATAATACTTACGGCTCCAAATGGTATTCTGGCGAATATCATTGTCACGATCCTGCTCGACCTCGACACCCTTCTTATTGAACAGGGTAACAGCCTCACGAGTACCACCCAGAATAGTACCCTCGGTAGCCAGCTTGCTCACATACAGATTCCAGTCGCCCAGAGTAGAAACGTAACCCTGACCAATGAAGTTCTGTACATAGCTCAGATCGCCCTTGGCTGCCTTGCGGATCTTAGCCATATCCTTGGGGTGGACGAACGCGAACTTCTCAATACCGGGCAGATTCTCGACGTTCAGGACAGCACCGGCATCGGCAAAAGCGTCGAAGTTCAGCGCGGTAACAGGAACCTCCAGAGTAGCCTTAGCGAACTCGGCCAGAATCTCAGCATTGACGGTGTTGAACATATCGGTTGCCATGTGACGCAGACCGGTAGTAACGACCATGGGATCGGTCATTTCTTCCTCGTCGTAATACTTGAAACGGTTCTGAGCCATCAGGATACGGTACTCCTCGTCTGCGAAGCTAACCTCGATATCCTTGGAGTTACCGACACCCATTGCCAGCTTCTCAGTACCGTTGGTAGCGCTGTACACATGGATCTTCTTCACCATGCCGGGAGTGCCGACCAGAGAGTTATCGATGGTGCAAAAACGCATCAGATCGAGGTGGGAATTGTACTGATCCTCGATCTCATTCGCCAGCACAAAATTGTCATAGATAGTATGAGCCATTTATCTCATTCCTCCGTATTATAAAAATCCTTGTATTGCTCCGGGTTCTCCCGAGCAAACTGCTGTTTTTCAGCAAGGGTCATTTTCTTAAAATCATCCCTGCTTTTCTTCTCCGCACCATCCCCCGCAGGAGGAGTGGGAGTGCTTTTCAGAATCTCCGCTCTCAGCGCTTTCTCACGGTCTACCAGAAACTTCGCGTGATTCTTAAAAACCACTTCGGTTTCGCCGGTAGCCAGAGCCTTAGCTGTTTCACGGGCGAGTTTTTCGTCATAGCCAAGGGTCAAGAACTTAGCCGTATTCTGATCGATTACCTTCTCAGCTCGAAGCTGTTCCAGTTCGGCCATAATCGCAGCCTTATCCTCTGCATCCTTCGCGGCCCGAGCCTCGTCCTCGGTCATACGCTCTCGAAGCTGTTTCTTGTAACCCGCAGCCTCGGAAGTAGCCTTGTCCAATGCGGACTTGATCTTGTCTACATCGGGGAGATCCATAGCCTCCAGAGCTGCCAGCTTCTCCTCAGCAGACATATCCGCATAACCTTCGATTGCGCTAGTGTTGATTTTTGCCATTGTTGGTATCCTCCTGCGTTTTAACGTGTTCTCTCACATTTTGCGATTTAAGGCTTCTCTGCCTATGAAATAAAAAGAACGCCACAACCCCCGTCGGGATCGTGGCGTTCAAGACGCTCTAATAATATTTAGGAAACGACTTCCTCGGCGGTAACAGCGCCGGTATCGTCTACCTTTAGTTTGAATTTCTTGTTACTTCCCTCAGTAGAGGACGGCACTATGATACCGTCAGGAGCAAGCAATCCGTAAAGATCGAGCAGAGGGATTATGGTTCTGGTATATTGGTAGCCCTTCGGCTCGGTTTCGTCCACCAAAATCTCGAAGAACACAATTTTTGCGTTCAACGGATCAAGACAGATAATGTGGGAGCCAGCCGCTTTCCAGATTACGCTAATCATGCTGTTATCCGCAGATATCGATATATCAGAATTTTCATAAGGGCTAAAATAGCCGTATATGATATACTGACCAGAATCCAGATCTCGCAGATTCACAAGATTCTGCGTGTCCAGACTTTCGACGCGCTTGATCTGGCAATCGCCGCCAGATCCACCCCCGGATAAGGATTTCAGATAAAGCAGTTTCCAAAAGTCCACAGCTCAACCTCCGAAATTAACCCACTCGCCCATCGTGTTCACCATCTGTACGTTCCCAGACGCAATACTGATCGCACAGCTACCGGTAGCACACTTGGGGAGATCTGCGAAATCATCGTCCGTATCACAAACGAAATCCATCTGATATTCATTCAGACAGGCACACCAATAACTATTCATAATTTTTGCGGCCATGCGCATCCCCTCCGCACATTACGACGCTGAAACTCTCACAACGTTCTTGGCCGTGTCAAACTCCACTTTGACACCTTTTCGGCATCTCGGGCATTGCACAACTCCAGTTCCATTGAAATAGCCCAGCAACTTGCCACATTTCGGACACCTTACTTCGATCATTCTGTTTCGCCCTCCTCGTCAGTAGGAGAGTCAACATCCTGTCGCCGCTCAGCCATCTCCTGCGCTTTCCGTTCGTTTTCTTCCCACCAAGCCTTACTCTGCAAGAAAGCAGACTCAGGATCGAGGAACATACCGCAATGGGTAAACGCCAGCTCGGGATGGATCTTGGGGTTATTCAGCATGGATACAAGCACTTGGCTCTTGGTCTGGAGATTATCGTAATTACGACGAGAGAACTTAATCTCGATATCTCTTACCGTCAGAGTAGTGCCCACCATATCACGCATGATCCGCAGAACCATTTTCAGGAACCGCTTCTCGCTACACTTAAACTCGTTCTCCGTGATCTGCATATGCGTTTCCGCGCTACCGAAGCCATCCCGGAGGTATACGGCACTACCGGTATCGGAGGTACTGGAGCCACCGTTACGGTTCGGGATACCGCAGATCGTCAGAACAGTTTCATACAGATTATCAGACAAAACCTGAATATCACTCTGCTGCATCGCTACAGAGAGATACTTGGCATCTACGCCCTCCGGCAGACAGAGCATCTTGTACTCGTCCAGCTTCGAGGCGGTATCCTCGTCAATCGTGCCACCCAGCAGAGCAAGGAAGCTATTGACGGTCTGTACCAGATCGTCCAGCCGGTTACTCTCGATCTCGGAGATCGCATCGAGCAAGGGGAGTGCGATTTCAAACGCACCGATCTGGGCCGCGTTCGCAGGGTACTCGAAAATCGGCACATCCTCCAAAGAGTGAGGTTCTTCTTTGGTGATAATGCCACTTTCGATCTCGTAGTAACGATCCTTCGTATAAACGCTGTACACGGGCCACTTGTTATCCCGAAGGATGAACTTTACGCCCATGAGAACCTTTTCACCCAGACCGTTATACTTAACGACGAAACTGTACCGGGGATCGAGGGTGTAGATCTTAAACGGTTCGTCCTCGTCTACACCGGGGAGTACCATACGTCTGCCGACACCGGCAACATACATCCACTCAGCCAGAGCGCTATCCTCAGAGTGCTTGTTCTCGTTGGACATATACTCGTTCAGATCATTGATATCGCCGGTGAGGTTTTCGTCGGAACCACGACGGATGTACTGGATCGGCTCACCGAAGCCGTAGCCACGCTTGAACGTCACGATTTCCGCTGCCCGATTGACCGAAATCTTATGGTTAATCGACTCGCGTACTTCCTTCTGCTTCGCCAGAATGGGAGTTTTACCACGGTAGTAATCCCAAAGGTACTGAATCTCGTTCTGGTTCTGAGAGTGAATCCGCGCCGCCCTCAGCAACACATCCACTACATTATCGCTTGTGATCTCTTTCTGGTCAGTATAAATCGTCTGCCGACCAAACATATGCCTCGTTTCCGTTGTTCTCACCACCGATATATCTTCTCGAATACAGTATATCTCAAAATTGGCATAAATCAATATCTTGTGGTCATTTTCGTAACTAAGCACAACATATAGTGTTGACACGTTCAAAATACTCTGATAATATGTTCTTGCACTCCGAGATACCTCCTATTTTCCTTCTTTCTTTTTCTCCTTTTTCCCTTAAAGAATACCCCGCAGCGATCATGCTGCGGGGTATTTCTATTTTAGAACGGACGCTTTCCGATACTCACCGTCTTAATTCCATTCGACAGATAATCCACCAACATCGCCAGACTATCGGCAGCATCGTCATGGAGATTCTTTACCGTGAACGAAAAACCTGTCAGCTCGTTCATGGCCCTGCGATAATCCTCGTCCCGGCACTTGTCCGACCGGAAATAGAACTCTCGGATCGTGGGAGCGTGTTGCTCAATCCGAGTCAGCTTCGCCATGTTCGTAGGCGCTTTCTTGTGGCTCATGTTTATGCTGTAACCATGCTCCTGTCGCAGAATACGGTACACATCATCGCTGTACTCGTCGCCACCGTTATTCGCTTCGGTGCGACCCATCTTAATTCGGTGCTGGAGGATCTTCGCCACCACACGAGGCTTCGTACAGCTCTTATCCCTCTTATCGAATATCCAATCGTGGATATACACGCTCTGGCCGTAAACGAAAGCCACCGGCATACTCAGGCTATCGCCGCCGCCCCATGCAACGTCGTTTACAAAACAGATGTTATCCGGCTCACCGTCAGGCAACACGCCGTTGTAGTATTTCAGACTATCCGCAGGGAACGCCAAACCCTCTTTCTCGATACCATGTTGCATAAACAGGCACTCGAAGTCAGCGCTATCAATGGTGTTCTTAATATCTCGGATTTTCTCGGTGGTGTAGCGATCCGGGTGTTCATACTCGAAATTCGATATCTCGTTTTCGTCCCACACCGGGATCGTAATAAACTTGTAGCGAGGATCGCCGTCATGTTCCGCTTTCATCCGGGAGATAGGATCATATGCCGACCAGATCGTACCTAGCTGGATCTGCTTCACAGAATCACCGATCATACGGGTAGTCAGGGTAGCCAGATAATCTCCGTACAGCTTCTCCAGCCGCTCCGGGGATCGTGCCTCCTCTTTATTCTTAACCAGATCGTCCGTCACGAGGAACTTATTCGCACGAGTACGACCGGTGACGGAGCCACCAAGCGATACCAGACCAAGGGTAGGGAAGTCACCGGCACGACGATAGGAAATCGTCTTATACTCCGCGCTGATCGCCGGACTTCCGTTACCGGGAAAAATATCGTTGTGACAATACTCGTCGGTGTCGGTCAAAATGGCCCGTTCAGAATCGAGCATCATTTTAATCATACCGTCCGAGTAGGAAACGTACATATTCGCTGACTTGGGGAACTTTCCGGCGATATATGCCAGCAGAAACTTAATCAGCGT